TCCATCAAATGTGGTAAAAACTTTAACAGATTAATAAAAGGAGAAAACTATGGCAAAAACATATCAATACTGTGTAGCAGAAAACTGGGGAAAGGGTTTCATCGATCACGTTGAATCTCAAAGAATCACGTTTGTAGGCTATCCTGGAAATGTTTGGCAAGTTCCTGCATACAACAAACACGGTAATCTTTGGATTGCTAAAGTTGCAGGTGTTGTTAAAACAAAAGACGAGGCACAGGCGATTGTTGATGCAGAGGTTCAAGCAGCGCAAGCTGCGTGGGATGCTTTACCTGATGCTGAAAAAGCACCAGCAGTAGAGACTAACACAAGACCTGCTGACATAACATTGGAGGAGTAAAAATTAAATGGCTACGTACTTAGGCACACATGGTAGTAAAATACAGAACTACACTACGGATCCCGATAATCCGAATACGGGAGAGGTGTGGTACAACGAGACGTCTAATGCGTTAAAGTTTCAATATCCAAATACAACTACAGGTGGTTCGTGGAGAACTGGTGGAAGTTTAAATACAGCAAGAACTCAAACAACAGGAGCAGGTGCTTCAGGCACATCCGCTATAGCTTTCGGTGGAGAAGCTCCACCTAGAACAGGTGCAACAGAAGTATATGATGGTACAAGTTGGACAGAAGTAAACGATTTAACTACTGCTAGACAAAATATGTCAGGTGCTGGAACAGCCACTGCAGCAGTAGCTTTTGGTGGAGTAGATACAGCAATAACAAATTTAACTGAAATGTGGAATGGAACTAATTGGACAGAAGTAAATAATTTAACTACAGCACGAAGTGGTATGGGTGGAACTGGTGCTACTAATACAGCTTCTTTAACATTTGGCGGTAATACACCTCCAGTAAGTGCTTTAACAGAAAATTGGAATGGAACTAACTGGACTGAAGTAAACGATTTAAACACGGCAAGACAATACATAGCAGCAGCTGGAACACCTTCATCTGCATTATCTGTTGGTGGAAATCCTGCTCCAGGATCAGCTGTAACAGAATCTTGGAATGGAACTAACTGGACTGAAATAACAGATTTAAACACTCCAAGAGAAAGAGCATCTGGTTTCGGTACAGATAATACATCTGCTTTAGTATTTGGTGGTTTAGTTCCTGGAAGTCCAAGAACAGGTGCATCAGAATTATGGAATGGCTCAAGTTGGGTAGAACAAAATGATTTAGCAACTGGAAGATCTCTTATGGGATCAACACAAGGACCTGTAAGTTCTGGACTAGCTTTTGGCGGAGGAACACCTTCACCATCAGCATTAACAGAAGAATGGACAGGTGCAGGTGCACCAATCGGTGCTTGGGCTACAAGTGGAAATTTAAATACGGCAAGTAGAGTTTTTATGAAAGGTGGCGCAGGAACTAAAGATGCAGCTTTAGCTATTGGTGGAATCCCTGCTCCTACTAATGCTAAAACAGAATCTTACAATGGAACCAACTGGACTGAAGTTAATGATTTGAATACTGGAAGAGGTAATGGTGGATCTGCTGGAACACAAACAGCAGCATTAGCCTTTGGTGGAAGTTCTGGAGCAACTAATTATAATGCAACAGAATTATGGAATGGTTCTAATTGGACTACTGTTCCAGCAACTATAAATACTAATCGAAACACAGCTGCAGCTAATGGAACTACTACATCAGCTTTATTTTATGGAGGTTATGATGGAACAAATTGGGTAGCAGTAACAGAATCTTACAATGGTTCAACTTGGACTGAAGTTAACGACTTAAATACTGCAAGGTATGAAATAATGGGATGTGGAGCAGATAATACTTCTGCATTAGCTTTTGGAGGATATACTCCACCTAACATGAGAGATTTAACAGAAGTTTGGAATGGAACAAATTGGACAGAGGTTAATAATTTAAATACTGGTCGATCAAATGCGGGTGGATCGGGAACTGCAACAGCTGCATTATGTTTTGGAGGTAGTCCTATACCACCTTCTGGTGCTATAACAGAATCATGGAATGGTGTTAGTTGGGTAGAAGTTGCTGACTTAAATGTTAATCGAAGAGAAATGGGATCAGCTGGTAGTGGAGGAAACACAGCTGCCTTAGCTTTTGGAGGTGAAACAACACCTGGAGTAACAGCAGCAACAGAAGAATGGAGTGGTTCAACAATAGCAACTAAAACGATAAGTACGGATTAATTATGGCAACATATAAAGAAATTAAAGGAACAAATATTGAGGTCTTAGCATCAGACCCATCAAATCCTGTTGAAGGACAAGTTTGGTATAACTCAACATCAAATGTTTTAAAAGGTCAAGGCGCAACAACATCTGGAGCTTGGTCTAGTACACCAAGTTTAAACACAGCTAGAGATCAAGTAGCTGGTGCGGGAACTACAACTTCTGGATTAGTTTTTGGAGAAAACTTTGGTGGAGAAACAGAATTCTATAATGGATCTAGCTGGTCAGAACAGAATGATTTAAATACGTCAAGAAGAGCTTTAGCAGGAGCTGGTGCTTTAGGCACAGCTGCATTAGCTTTTGCTGGTAACCTAGCAGCACCATCACCTAATGCTGCTTCTAATGCCACAGAAAAATGGAATGGAACTAATTGGACAAATGTTAATAATTTAAATCTAGCAAGAAGTTTTGCAGCTGGAACTGGAACTAATACAGCAGCTCTTTGTATAGGTGGTGCAGCAGGTAGTGGAGGTAATCCTCCTGTAACTGCAGACACAGAAAGTTGGAATGGAACAAACTGGACTGAAGTAGCAGATTTAAATACTGCAAGAAATGATGGTGGGGCTGGTGGAATAACTACTTCTGCATTAGCGTTTGGTGGATTTAAAGATAGTGGAGGATCTCCTGAATATTTTGCAGGAACAGAAAGTTGGAATGGTTCAACGTGGACGGCAGTAAACAATTTAAATACTGCACGACGAAGTCTAGGTGGTGCTGGATCTGATAACACAGCGTGTGTGGCTTTTGGCGGAGACCCAGGATCTGGAGCAGTAGGCATCACAGAGGTTTGGAATGGAACAAATTGGACAGAACAAGGAGACATGGCTAATGCAAGAGGGTTGATGGGATCTACTAAAGGCAGCAGCACAGCTGCAATGGCTATGGGTGGTGCTGATACAACTCACGTAGAAACATTTTCAGGTGCTGGTTCACCTACAACTGTTACATTTACCGACTCATAAGACTTGTAATATATTTTAAACAATATATATAAGAAAGAAACATAAAGGATAAAGATATGAAAAAAGACGTTAAAGAAGTAATACAAGGTGAAGAAACTCATTTAAATAATTTATTAGAACAAGAAGATCTATCTGCTTTTAAAGGTATGGTAGACGAGCTTCGTGACACTTGGACCAAGAAACAAATGTTTCGAACAGAAACAGAAGCTAGGTTTTCTGTACTACAGGACAATAGATATCCAACTAAAGCATCAAAATATTGGCAGTGTGTTAGAGAACAGTCATCGTACTTAGATAACTTAATGACACTATCGTTTGACTACAGAAGAAACGAAGCAAAGATTAAATGGTTAGAAGGTAAAGTTGAAAAAGAAGAAGATGAATATAAACAAACTAAATATAAAATAGATTTAGATGAAGCTATATTTGCAAAAGCTTCTATGGAAAAAGTTGCTAAACATAGAATGAGAGAAATTAAAATGTGGTCTGGATTAAAGAAAGAATTTAATGATGGCTCGTTTAATGACAAGGATGTTAATCAACATCAACTAGAATCATATGGCATGCAGTATCACGAGAAAGCTAAAACTTTAAATGCTAACTCATCAGAGTCTGAAATATTTAATGTAATGGGACAACTACAATCATTACAAAGAATTAAAAAGTCTGGTGAATTAGAAAACAGTTACAAAGAGAAAGAACAAATAACTCAACATGGAAAACCTAAAGTTTGATTTTGTATTCCTAGGTCAGTCTGTTTTAAAGTATCAAGTACCGCTTGATATATTTACTACGATTAATCAAATATACGAACAAAATTTTCATAACCTTGCACCAGCTAATGGTCAGTTAGTAGGTAAAATAGAGAATGAACATTCATTGTTTTATCATGGTAAAGATCAAACTAAGATGCAAAACCATAGCATGTTGCCTCAAAATGTTACAAATTATTTTATGACTATATTTAAACACTATTTAGCTTTTAATAAAATTAGAGAATATGAAACTCATTTAAATTCTATTTGGGTTAATGAAATGAAACAACACGAATATAATCCTGCACATATTCATAGAGGTATGTTATTTACTGGTTTATCTTCTGTAATGATTTTAAAGTTACCATCAACTTATGGTAAAGAATACTCAGCAGAACACATACAACAAAATGGTAGACTACAGATATTAGGAGCTAGTAATGGTCAGTTTGCTAAAATAGATTATCAACCACCAATGGACCTTAGAGATTTTTATATATTTCCGTATGATATGAGACATTGTGTATATCCTTTTAATGGAACTAATGAGACAAGACGAACTCTTGCTGCAAACTGTGACGTACAGTTTGATCCAATTAGAAACAGAGGAGCTACGTAATGGACAAACAATTTTTAATAAGAGATGATCACATAGGTATGTTTAAAAATTTTATGCCGAATGAATTAATAGATAGTTATTTAACTTATTTTAATAATTGTGAAAAACAAGGTGCAGTATATCCTAGACGCGAAGATGAGATGTTAGTATCAGATAATGCAATTAATACTATTAGAGATACTAATGTTGCACTAACTTATAATAACAAACCTTTTATCGATTTATTTTTTAAAGAAGCATATCCTTTGTATACTCAAAAATATTCATACCTAAAAAAATTAGCTACACACAATATACTAGAAGTTAAAATACAAAAAACTAAAATAGGTGAAGGTTACCATTTTTGGCATTGTGAAAACGCTGAGATGAAAGCAAGAAATAGAATCTTAGCTTTTATGTTATATTTAAATGATGTGGAAGAAGGGGGTGAGACAGAATTTTTATATCAAAAGTGCAGGTTCAAACCACAGAAAAATACATTGATGATATGGCCATCACAGTTTACACATGTTCATAGAGGCAACCCACCTCTATCGAATGACAAATATATAATAACGGGATGGGTAGAATACGGATATTAATATGATAACAGAACCACGTTGGCGATCTTTTATAGTTGAGACTACACAACCAATCTTTACACCAGAACAATGTAAAATGATTATTGCAGCAGGACGTGCGGAACCTAGAAATGATGCATCTGTTGGAAATAATAAAGGTATTAAAGGTGGGGTCATAGATACTAAAACTAGAACTTCACATATTAGTTGGATACCATTTAAAAAAATGGGTGACATGTATAAAGATATAGAAAAAATTATGAAGACGACCAATGGTAATCATTTTGGTTTTGATGGAATGACTATTACAGAGATGGCACAATACACAGAATATCCAGAAGGAGGATTCTATGATTGGCATGTAGATAATGATGTGAACATGCAACACGAACCGCCGGTTAGAAAAATATCTATGACTTGTTTACTGTCACCAGAATCAGAGTTTGAAGGAGGGGACTTAGAACTTCAAGCTGAAGGTAAGGTTGCAAAAATAAAACAAGGGCATGCAATATTTTTTGCATCGTTTATTAGACATAGAGTTAAACCTGTAATACGTGGCAACAGAAAATCTTTAGTTATGTGGTTTGGAGGGACACCCTTTAAATAATGTTTAGAGAATTACATTTTCCAACACCTATTTATATTGCAGATATAGAACACCCTACTCTTAATCAAGAACTTGAAAGAGATATTGTTGCTTGGTCCAATAAAGATAAAGGTATAACAAGAACTAATGTTCAAGGTTGGCACTCACCTACAAATATGGCTGAGTTACCACAATTTAAAAAATTAGTTGATATGTTATATGCATGTCAAAAAACAATTTATGATCAAGAACATTTAGATAGTGAACCTGTACTTGGTAATATGTGGGCTAATATAAATCCACCAGGTGGAATGAACAGAGCACATCAACATCCAAACTCATTATGGTCAGGCGTATATTATATCAAAGCACCTAAGAACTCAGGACATTTAAAAATAGATGATCCAAGATCATCAGCTGCAATGGTTAGACCAAACCAGAAAAAAGGACCAGTTCCTGCAAGACTATTTAGAGAAACACATTACGAACCTATTGCTGGAAGATGTATTATGTTTCCTTCTTGGTTAATGCACTGTGTTGATCCTAACGAATCTAATGATATAAGAATATCTGTATCATTTAATTTTTTACAGAAAGGTATGTTTGTATGACATTTCAAACTAATAAATATCAAGTAATAAAGAACGCTGTATCATACGATCTAGCTAACTTTATATTAAACTATTTCCTACTTAAACGAGATGCAGTAGGTTATATGTACGAACATAACATACACGCACAGTCCCCGATCCTTGGAACATGGACCGATCAACAAATACCTAATACCTACTCATGTTATGCTGATTTTGCTATGGAAACTCTTATGGTTAAAATGTTACCAGTAATGAAAAAACACACTGGCCTAGACCTATGTCCTACTTATTCCTATGCAAGAGCCTATAAAAAAGGTGATGAACTTAGAAGACATAAAGACAGACCTAGTTGTGAAATATCTACCACAGT